AACAGAAGCGCGAGATCGCGCGGCGGATCGAGAACTGGTCGCGCTGGTATTGGGGAGGCGGCAACGGCGCTGGCGCGCGATCGCCATTCCCGGCGTACAACCTGGTGAACATTCATAGTCCGCGCGATAGCAGCGGAAACATTCCAGTGCTCGCCGGCGAGGCCGAGGACACCGATCGAGTGCTGCGCGGAATGCGTCCCGAGCACGTGAAGGCGCTGATCACGAATTATTTGAGTCGCGGCACGCCGAAACAACGTGCTGCGCGGTGTAAGTGTAAAAAAACGGTGTACTACATCAGAGTGCAACGTGCCGAGATCGTATTCAATCGATTGTGTTATGCCAAACGAGATCAGCGACTTGCCGTTGCTGTCTGATGCGTGACAAATTCGGCGCGCACATTGAAAGCGATCCCGCAAAGCCCGTTGTCTGGGAAGTCGTTGCAAATAGCGGAATTTTAGAGTACGTTTCGGGCACGCTGGATGTAAAGCGTTCAGCGAAAGCCCGAGCTGCACGGTGTCTCGGGCTTTTTCTTTTCTCTTCTTTGAGTGAACTCAGCCGCACGAGCTTCGAGCTCGTCGCGGCTTTTTTATTCCATGCCACGCGCAGCGTTAAGACCGTGCACGTGGCCGGGTTGTGGCGTGCTCACTGAATCGGGCCGCTGCGCCAAGCATCAGCGCGCGCGAGTGCGCGAATACGATCAGCATCGTGGCTCTTCCAACAAACGCCTCTATGACGCGGCCTGGCAGAAGGCGCGCGTTGATTGGTTGGGGGAGCACCCGCTTTGTCAGTGTCCCGACTGCGATGAAGGGCGAGTTCGATTGCGCGAAGCCACCGTCGTCGACCACAAGATCCCGCATCGAGGCAACGTGGCGCTGTTCTGGGACCGCAGCAACTGGCAGTCGATGGCAGAAGAGTGCCACAACAAGAAGACGGCCCGCGAAGATGGTGGTTTCGGCAGGCGAGCGTAATGCGAGACGGGGAGGGAGGTAAATTCCTTATGGTCGCGCGGCGCTAGACCGCTGCCGCAACCAAACAAAAACGCGCGGGAGTTTGGGGGAGGGGGGTATTAGCAGGGGGGGTATTCAGAGGTGAAACATGGGAGCACGTGGACCGAAACCACTGCCGGATAAAGTTCATCGGATCCGCGGCAACGCGAGCAAGAAGCCGCTCAACGAGCTCGGCGCAGTCGAGCCGACCGTCGAGATCCCGGGCTGTCCTGCGCACCTCCTGCCCGAAGCTCGAAAGGAGTGGAAGCGCATCACGCCTGAGCTTGAGGAGCTTGGGCTGATTGCGAAGATCGATCGCGCCGCGCTCGCGCTGTATTGCCAAGCCTACGCCTGGTGGGTGTGGCATGAGCGAGGCCTGCAGCATGACATCAAACTCGCGAATGAACGGCGAACCGCGTTCGAAAAAGAGGCGAGGGAGAACCAGGTGATCGCCGGCGCGCTCGCGCAAGCGTCGACCTGGACCGGCGGCGACGGCTTCACGATTCCGACTCCGAACGGTAGTTTCACCTACAACCCGCACTGGGTCGGCAAGAACAAGGCGGCAGAACAGGTCGACAAGTTCCTGCAGAGCTTCGGGCTGAGCCCGAGCGCTCGAGCGCGCGTGACGCCTTCGGATATATATCCGTATCTCCCCGGGATGGAACCGAAACAGGGCGAAGAGAAGCAGCGGGCGCCGATCACGTCGCTCGCCGACTTCAGGCGATCGTGAACTATGCCGCGCGCGCGCTCGAGTATGCGCAGCGCGTCATCGCCGGGGAAATCAGAGCCGGCCGCTGGGTAAAAGCGGCGTGTCAGCGGCATCTTGACGATCTTGAGCGCTCGGCACAGGACCCGAGCTGGTCGTATCGGTTCGACGCGCACAAGGCGGACCGCGCGTGCGGCTTCATCGAGCTGCTGCCGCACATCAAGGGCGAATCGGCGCGGCCGCAGCTGATTGACGGCGCGCTGACCTATCCGCGGATCCTGCTCGAGGACTGGCAGGTGTTTTTCCTGGCCGTCCTCTTCGGATGGGTGTGGCGGGATTCCGGGATTAGGCGCTTTCGGCGTGGGTATCTGGAGGTGGGGCGCAAAAACACGAAGAGCACCGTCGCCGCCGGCGTCGCGCTCTATACGCTCGCGGCAGACGACGAGCCCGGTGCAGAGATCTACAGCGCCGCGACGAAGAAGGACCAGGCGCGCATCGTGTGGGAAGTGGCGCGCCAGATGGTGCTGCGCGAGCCGGATTTCCGCGATCTGGGCGTGCGCCAGAACAATCGCGCGATCTTCCAGGACTCGAGCTCGAGCAAATACGAGCCGATCGGGCGGGACTCCGATTCCACCGACGGCCTGAACGCGCATTGCTTCATCTCGGACGAGCTGCACGCGCAGAAAGCGCGCGGCGTCTACGACGCGCTCGATTCCTCGACTGGCGGCCGCAGCCAGCCGCTCGGGCTCGGCATCACCACCGCCGGCTCAAACACCGCCGGCGTCTGCTATGAGCAGCGCAGCTACATGGTGCGGATTCTCAACGCCGTACTGCGCCGGCACGGCGGGATGGGCTACCGGCTCGAGGGAACGGAGCACGAGGACGAGACCTACTTCGGGCTGATCTATACGCTCGACGCGGGCTATGCCGACGGCCGCGCGGACGACAACTGGGCCGATCCAGACGTCTGGATCAAGGCGAACCCGATGCTCGGCGCAGTGCACAACGCCGGCTATGCCGAAACCCTGCGCAAGGACCTTGAGGCCGCCTGCACCAAGGCCAAGGCCTCGCCGCAGTCGCAGGGCGAATTCCGTACCAAGCGCTGCAACCAATGGATCGCGGCCGAGGCGGCGTGGATGGACATGGTGAAGTGGCACGCCTGCGCTGACCCGGAGCTGCGTGAGGAGGACTTCGCCGGCGAGGAATGCATGGTCGCCCTGGATGCGGCGTTCAAGACGGACGTGTTCGCCAAGATGAAGCTGTTCCGCCGCGGCGACGATTACTACGCGTTCGGCCGCTACTGGCTGCCGCGCGCACAGGTCGACGCTAAGGGCAATGAGCATTTCCACGCCTGGGCCGAGCAGGGCTTGATCCAGGTCGCCGACGGCGCCGTGATCGACGTTGAGATGGTGAAAGAGGACATGCGCCGTGACGCGGAGCTGCACGTGGTCGTCGAGGCGCCGTTCGACCCGGCGCAGCTGACGCAGTTCGCGACCGAGATGATCGCCGAAGGCTTCGTCATGGTCGAGATCCGGCCGACGGTGCTGAATTTCTCCGAGCCGATGAAGAAGCTCGGCGAGCTGGTGCTCGAGGGGCGGCTGCACCACAACGGGGATCCGGCGCTCGCATGGATGATCGGGAATGTGGTCTTCCACCGCGACCATAAGGACAACATCTACCCGAACAAGGAGCGGCCGGAGAACAAGATCGACGGCGTGATCGCGATCCTCATGGCGCTCGCGCGGATGATCGCCGCGCAGCCGGAAGAATCGCCGCCGACGGAGGTCGTGGTCGCATGAACATTCACATCTTCAACGGCTGCCTGCTCGGCGGCTGGTTCCTGCTCACTCTTGGAGGCATTCTCATGAACCCGGCCGCCGGCTTGATCACGGGAGGCGTCGCGCTGGTCGCGCTGACGCTGCTCATCGCGCTGCGTTACGGCATCTACGACGGCAGACCGAAAAAGGAGGATAAGGCGAACAGCGGCGAGGCCGGCTGATGTTCCTCTCGAAAATTCGGGCCGACGCGGTCGACGACCGCTCGCCCTGGGGCGATTTCTGGTTCGAGCCCGTCACGGTGCGCAGCTCGGCCGGCGTGCGCGTCTCGGCCGACGCGGCGCTGCGGCTCTCGGCCGTGTACCGCGCGGTGCATCTGCTTGCCGAGACGATGGCGTCGCTGCCGTTCTGCCTTTACCGGCAGAGAGACGACAAGGGCCGCAGGGAACGCATCACCGACCACTGGCTGTACCGGCTGCTCGCCAAGAAGCCGAACCGCTGGCAGAACGCGTTCGAGTGGCGCGAGATGATGCAGGGCCACCTCGCGCTGCGCGGGAACGGCTACAACCGGATCATCGCGAACGGCGGCGGCGAGATCACCGAGCTCATGCCGATCCATCCGGACGGCGTCAAGATCGAGCTGCTCGACTCGGGCAACTACCGCTACCAGATCAAGGCGCGCGACGGCAGCTGGGACCCGGTCGCGCGCGGGGAGATCTTCCACCTGCGCGGGCTGTCCTCGAACGGGTTTCTCGGCCTGAGCCCGATAGAATGCGCGCGCGAGTCGATCGGCGAAGGCCTGGCGCAGCAGGAATTCAGCGCGCGCTTCTTCGCCAACGACGCTCGGCCGCTCGGCGGCTGGATCGAGATGCCGGGCAAGTTCAAGGACCAGGCGGCGAAGGAGGTCTGGAAGGAGTCCTGGCAGAAGGCCCAGGCCGCCGAGAACCGCGGCAAGACCGCCGTGCTCGAGGGCGGCATGAAGTACCACGAGGTCGGCATGAGCAACAAGGATTCGCAGTTCACCGATGCGCGCGCGGCCAAGATCCCCGACATCGCGCGCTGGTTCGGCGTGCCGCCGCACCTGATCGGCGACCTGTCGCGCTCGACCAACAACAACATCGAGCAGCAGTCGATCGAGTTCGTCATCTACACCATGGCGTCTTGGGCCGAGCGCTGGGAGGCGGCCATCGAGGACCAGCTGATCTTCGACGACGAGGACCTCGAGGTCGAGTTCCTGTTCTCGAACCTGCTGCGCGGCGACCACGCGGCGCGCGTCGCCTACAACAACGGCGGCATCACCGGCGGCTGGCTGTCCCGCAACGAGGCGCGGATCCGGGAGAACCTGGATCCGTTGGACGGCCTGGACGAGCCGCTGCAGCCGCTCAACATGACGCCGGCGGGAACGCCGCCGAAGAAGCCGCTGCCGGGCAACGCGGCGCCGGAACCGGACGATCCGCCGCCCGAGGACGATGAGAACGCGAAGCGGCTGCAGGCGCTCATATTGGTGGCTGCCCGGCGTGTCATAAGCAAAGAGATCGCCGCCGCCGCCCGCAACGCAGTCCGCGGCGAGAACAAGATGCAGGAATTCTACGAAAAGCACCGCGCCGATGTGCGGGAGAGCCTGAACTGTTCGGAGGTCTGCGCGGATGATTGGTGCATGTCGCAACTCGCCGATCTATTGAACTGCAAGGATGTGGGCGGATTGCTCGGAATCTGGAAACAGAGCGCAGCCGCAGAGCTCGCCGCCCGGGTGAGTGCAGATGTGTGTATCAAGAGGAAATGATGGAATCGGTCCCGCCGCGATATTCGGAAGAGGCACAGGCCGCCGAGTGGATCCGGCGACACTCCGAATGCTGGCGATACGACGCAGGGCGATCGCGCTGGCGATTCTACGATCACGGCAACTGGATCGAAGACGTTACGCTACGCGCATTTGATCTGGCGCGCGCCGTCGCCAGGGATATGGCTGCAGCCGCGGCATCTGATCCCGAGCTGATTGCAAGCGAGCAGTTTCGCGTAGCGATGCGACTGAATTCTGCTCGAAATGTGAAAGCTATTCTCACCCTGGCGCGTGCTGATCGAAAAATCGCGGTGACTTTCATTTCTCTGAATATTGGGATCTGATCTGTGGCTTTTTGAAGAGGAAATCAAATGAAAAACGGCCTGCGCCTGATCGCCGAGTTCCACCGCACGCCCTGGGCGCTGCTGCCCGAGACGCTCGCCGCGATGCAGGCAGTGCTCTACCGCTGGGCGTCCGGCGCGCGCCTTTCGGCGGAGGAGATCCGCGCTGCGGTCGGCGACGCGCCCGAGATCACCGCGGCGCGCCGCGCGCGCGAGGCCCAGGTCAGCGCGGGCGCGATCGCGGTGCTGCCGGTGTTCGGCATCATCGGACACCGCGCGAGCCTGGTCGAGGACTCGTCTTCCGGCGTCAACACGTCCACCGAGCTGCTCGGCCGGGCGTTTCACGCGCTCGTCGCCGACCCCGGCGTGGTCGGGATCGTGCTTGACGTCGATTCGCCCGGCGGCAGCGTCTACGGCGTCGGCGAGCTCGCGGAGGAGATCTTCGCGGCGCGCGGCGTCAAGCCCGTCAGCGCGATCGCCAATTCGCTCGCGGCAAGCGCGGCCTACTGGCTCGCCTCGGCGGCCGACGAGGTCGCGATCACGCCGGGCGGCGAGGCCGGCTCGGTCGGCGTGTTCGCGGTGCACCAGGACGTGTCCAAGATGCTCGAGGCCGACGGCGTCAAGACCACGCTCGTCTCGGCCGGCAAGTACAAGGTCGAGGGCAACCCCTACGAGCCGCTCGGGGCGGAGGCCCGCGATTACATCCAGACGCGCGTGGACGACTACTACGGCGAGTTCGTGCGCGCCGTGGCGCGCAACCGCAAGGACACGCAGACCGCTGTGCGCGAGGGCTACGGCCAGGGACGGGTCCTGGGCGCGCAGGCGGCGGTCAAGGCGAACCTCGTGGATCGCGTCGCGACCTTCGACCAGGTCATCGGCGACATGCAGGCCAAGGTCCGCGCTCGCCCAGACGCGCGCGCCGAAGTGCCGCAACGCTCGCGCCTCGCCGCTGCGAAGCGCGAGCTCGAGATCCAGAATTTGAGCTGAGCACCCGCTCATCCGCTGCCGGCTCCGATGAGCCCGGCGACGAGGCCCGATGGCCGAACGGTGCGACGGCAGTTCCGTTTCACTTTTTTCTAGGAGAAGCATCCCATGAGCAAGAAACTGCGCGAGCTGCAGGCTCGCAAGGCACAGCTCGTCCAGGACGCGCGCGGCATCGTCGACAAGGCGGACGCCGAGAAGCGCGATCTGAACGATGAAGAGGCGAAGAAGTTCGACGAGCTGAAGGTGCAGAGCGAGCTCGTCACCCGCTCGATCGAGCGCGAGCAGCTGCTGATCGCCGAGGAAGGCCAGCTCGGCGTGCGCAAACCCGACGGCTCGATCGTCATGCTCGACGCGATCGAGAACGATCCCAAGCGCGGCTTCAAGACCTTCGGCGAGTTCTGCCAGGCGGTGCTGCAGGGCTCGATCAAGCGCAAGATCGGCGGGGACATCGATCCCCGGCTGAAATACGAAGTCGCCGCGCCGTCGACGTTCGGCGGCGAGGGCGTCGGGCCGGACGGCGGCTTCGCGGTGCCGCCCGATTTCGCCAAGGAGATCTTCACCCACGCCCTCGGAGAGGATTCGCTGCTGCCGCTCACCGACGAGACCATCGTCACCGGCAACAGCATGGTGTTCCCGAAAGACGAGACCACCCCCTGGGGCACGGACGGCATCCGGGCCTATTGGCAATCGGAGGCCTCCGTCGCGACGGCGACCAAGCCGAAGCTCTCGACCACCACGCTGCGTCTCTACAAGCTGATGGCGCTGATCCCGCTCACCGACGAGCTGCTCGACGACACCAACGCGCTCAGCAGCTACCTTCCGAGGAAGGTGGGCGACTCGATCCGGTGGAAGACCAACGAGGCGATCATGTTCGGCTCGGGCAACGGCACGCCGCAAGGCGCCTTCAACGGGAACGCGGTCATCACGGTGGTGAAGGAAGCCGGCCAGGTGACCCTGACGTTGCAGGCGATGAACGTCGCCAAAATGATCGCGCGGCTGCCGAGCGGTTCCTATCCGCGCGCTCTTTGGTTCATCAACAACGACGTCATCCCGGCGCTGTACACGCTGACGCTCGGCAACTACCCGATCTACATGCCGATCTCGGCGGGCCTTCAAACGACCCCCTACGGCACGCTGTCCGGGCGCCCGATCCAGGTGAGCCAGCACGCCAAGAGCTTCACCAACCAGGGCGACGTGCTGCTGCTCGATCCGCAGTACGTGCGCAGCATCCAGAAGGCGGCCGGGATGCAGACGGCGACGTCGATGCACCTGTATTTCGATGCCGACGTGACCGCGTTCCGCACCATCTTCCGCGTGGACGCGCAGCCCAAGATCGTCAACCCGATTGCGCCCTTCAACGGCGCGAACAACCTGTCGCCGTTCGTCCAGCTCGGCGCCCGGTGATCAATATACGGCTGCTCGGGACGGCGCGGAGCATCGCGCCGTCCCCTCCGGCCATTTTCAAGGAATCAGGCAATGACCCCCAATCAACTCCCCACCGACGGCGTGGCGCTGGTGTCGGCCGTGGACCCCGTCTCGCAGGGCGTCGGCTCGCCGGCGCAGGTCTGGACCCCGGTGCTGAACTTCCATTCGTTCCTCGCGCTGCTCGACGTCGGCGCCTTCGGCGCGGCCGCGACCGTCGACTTCAAGCTGCAGCAGGCGCAGGACGCCGCCGGCACCGGCGCGAAGGACATCACCGGTAAGGCGATCGCGCAGCTCCTGGCCGCCGGCGGCAACAACCGCCAGGCGTTCATCAACGCGCGCGCGCAGGACCTCGACCAGCTGAACGGCTTCGGCTATATCAGCTTCAAGGCGACGGTCGGCGCGGCGGCGACGCTCATCAGCGCCGCGCTGTTCGGCTTCTATCCGCGCTTCGAGCCGCCCAAGGACGCGGGCGCGAACCCGGCGATCAACCTCGGCGCTTCCACCGTCGCGCAGATCGTCAACTGAACTGCGAGCGTTCTCTTTGCAGACGCCGGTCCATGGGCCGGCGTTTTTTTAGAATGCGTTCAACCCCCAGGAGGCCCACATGAAAGTGCAGCGCGTGCTGTTCAACACCAACTTCTACAATTCCGGCATCGTCAAATATGCGAAGGGCGAGCATTACCCGAAGACCGAGCAAACCGATTCCTGCGTGCTCGCGGGCCACGCCGAGTATGTGGACGTCGACATGCCGCAGGAAGATGCGGAGCAGGAACAGAAGGAGGCCGTCGACAAGCTCGCGGCCGAGCGCAGGGCAACGACCGAGGCGCAAGCCGCGGTGGAACGCGGAGGCGATGCGATTCCCGCGGCGCCGGCGGCCGCCGCCGAGCCGGCCGTGGAGACGGCGGGCACCCGACGCGGCCGCCGCGGCTGAGCCTTGATCCATGCCGCTGCAGCTCATCACCGGGCCGACGGCCGAGGCGCTCTCGCTCGCCGAGGCGAAGCAGCACCTGCGCGTCACCGACGCCTCGCAGGACGGGAAGATCGCCTCGCTCATCGCCGGCATGGGCGCGCTGGTCGAGAGCATGACGCAGCGCCAGATCCTCGCCGCCCGCTGGAAGCTCGTCATCGACAGCTTCCCGGGCCCGCAGGGGATGATGGGCGTGCCCTACGGGCGCCCGTTCACGCTGCCGCCGCACGCCATCCTGATCCCGATGGTGCCGGCGCTGCAGGTCGTCTCGGTGAACTACACCGACATGGGCGGCAATCCGCAGGTGATGCCCGCCTCCGACTACACCGTGGACCTCGCCTGCGAGCCGGCGCGCATCACGCCGGTGTTCGGCAAGATCTGGCCGATCCCGCTGCCGCAGATGGGGGCGGTGAGCGTCACCTTCGTCGCCGGCGACGCGGTCAAGCTCACGGCCGACCCGAACGCCGACACGATCAGCGTCCCGGGCTGGAAGACGCTCGCCGTGGGCGACGCGCTCAGGATCTCCAAGCGCGACAAGACCGCGGACGGCGACAGCGCCTTTCCGACGATCGCCGGCGGCGCGCTCGCCGACTACACCGATTATTACGTGCAGGCGGTCGCCGGAACGGTTGCCGTCAGCAATCTACCTGCGGTACAGGCCGTTGGAGGAACAGTGAACGTTGGCAGCTTCCCCGCCGTGCAGACGGTTGGCGGGACCGTCGCGGTTGACAATCTCACCGCAACC